AAGGATTCAGTAAAAGCACCCTTTGCAACAATGTCATCACCTTGATCTACTACATCGTAGACGGAACCATATCCCTCAAAAGTACCCGTATCGCTTACGGATTTCACTTCAAAACTAACTTTTTTATGTTCCATAGTTACCTCTACTTTGCTGGTTCTGTATTTGCGGTTTCGCCCTCGGCTAGATCGGCTTGTTCATCGGGGTCATCTGTGCCATCGGTCATATTGAGTGGCATTAATGGAATATCTAAACCATCAAGCGGATTTAAAATGTTTCCGATTTCTGATTCAGCGTGTCTTGCTTCATTGCGAGTTAACCAGCCGTCTAATATGCCGTTATGGTAATAAGCAGAACGGGCTGATGCGTCACCTCTTAACAAAGATGTGACATTAAATTTCACGTTGTATTGCAAACGCTCTTTAGGCGTAAGTAAATCTCGTTTAATGGCTTTCTCAAATCGAACCAGCCAAGGCATAAGCGTGTAAGAAACAAACTCAAGAGACATTTGTTCAATGTTGCTAAAGGTGGCACGTTCTAAATCACCAATCATGTGTGGAGGCACACGGAAAATTGAGGCTATTTCTGAGCGTTGAAATTTACGAGTTTCTAAAAATTGACTGTCATCTGCTGACATACTAATTTTCGTAAACTTCATTCCCTCTTCAAGAATGGCAGTTTTATGAGAGTTTTCGCCGTTATAAGCGTTATCAAACGAGTCTTTTAAACGACTATAAGCCTCTTGTCCAATCTTATTGGGATGCTCTAAAACACCACCCATCTTTGCGCCATTACGGAACAATTGGGAACCAAATTTTTCAGTTGCTAAAGATAGTCCGATTGACTCACGAGCATAAGCAATCGGAGAAATTCCAAGCCATCCATTAAGCGTTAAGCCTCTAATATGGAATAACTCTCCAGGGCCAAGGCTTTGAAAGCTGCCATCTGGTAGCGTCACTTGGTAATCTAATTTAAATCCCGTTCCCATATTGACCCGAACCATATCAGGGTGCAATGGGAGTAATTCAACTACTCGACCAGATGATGTTCTGTTGATATAAGCATAAGCATTACCACGCAAACAAAGGCTTGCGATCAGCATTTCCATGAATTCAACGCTGGTTTGCCAGTCATTTGGCTGATCGTGAAGTAAAGCAAATAACGGATGATTTTCCGCAATTGTTTTAGATCCGTCTTTATTCTTTTGGTACAAAGTGCAAGGTAGCATCGCAATCGATTGCGATAAAACTTGTACGCAAGCATAGACAGTTGATGCCTGCAATGCAGTTTGTGGGTTTACTACTATTCCAGAAGATGATGCACCGCCGCCAAATGCCCAGGCGATATAGCGCTCAAGCGTTCCCCAATCTGGGCCAGCGTTCTTACGCTGAACAGCGTCAGTAATTTTCTGGAGAATGCCCATATTTATCCTTACAGCATTAAAACGCCACGCTCTTCATATACGCTTGGGCCTTCGCCTGCGTTAATTTGCGCTCTATTAAGCGCCATGATGAGAGCAACTACGCCGTCAATTTTGTTTTCTGGGCGTTCCTTACGGGGATAGATATTGTCCTTGGCATCTAAATGAGCCACGACATTGCTAACCATCCACGTTAAAACTGGATCGCCATCGTGTAATAACTTGCCTTGAAGCGTTAAAGCCTCAAGATTTTTCATTGGTTCAGAGAAATTCTGAACAGAAGCCCTGATTTCCACCATAGGCAGACCCTTATCGACCATGCGAGTAGCAAGCTGAGTTGCCTGCCAGGGGTCATACGGAATTTCTTTTACTTCAAATCGAGTGCAAAGATCGACTAAATCGTTTTCAATGTATTCGTAGTCAATCACCGCACCTGGAGTTGCAAGGATGCGGCCTGTTTGCTGCCAGCCTTGATACTGACTGTTTCTGCCATCAAAGATCGTATCTTCTGGCAAGTAATACTTTCCGAAAGCCGCAAACTTTCCATCTGGAGTTGGAAACAGCGCAACAAGCGCCGCAATATCCGTTTTGCTTGCAAGGTCAAGGCCGATATAACAGGGCTGACCAGCAAAATCATCAATCGATAAAGCTGGATTACCGCACTTATCCCAAGATTGCATATCCATCCAGGCAACGTCAGCATTGACCCATTCGTTCAAATGCTTGGTTTTAAAGTTATTTGTCGCTGATGGGAGTTGCATTGCCTTTTGTTGCAAAGGCAAAACGACTTCAGGTCTTACAGAAACACCCCAATTTGGGTTTGCTTTTATAAGAGCTTCCTCAGTTGTCCAATCGTCACCCTCATCTAATCCATAGACTATCCCGAACTGGGATTCATCTTCAAAGATTTGATCGAGTAACTTTGTAACAAAGGTACGAGCCTCATAACAAATGCCAGATCGATTAGAGCCAGCCGTTGTAATCACCCATAAGAGTGATTGATCTCGTTTTCCAGTACCCGTTTCTACAACGTCATACACGGCACGGGTTTTGTGAGCGTGTAGCTCATCAATGCAACCAAAGTGAATATTTAAACCGTCAAGGGTTGACCCCTCTGCGCTTAAAGCCTCAAACTTTGATGCGGTACGCTGCACGTTGATATTGTGAGCAAGAACTTCTACGCCAAAGTGACTCCGCAAACCAGCCGTTTTACGGGCCATTTGTTGAGCATCACCAAAGACAATCCTAGCCTGGTCACGAGTAGTAGCTAAAGAGTAAACCTCTGCGCCACCTTCGCCATCTGCTGCGAGCATATAAAGCCCTACACCAGAGGAAAGAGCAGACTTGCCATTACCCCTTGGAACTTCAATATAAACCCGCCTAAACCGCCGTTTACCGTCTTTACCAATCCATCCAAAGATGGTGGTTAGGATAAATACTTGCCAAGGCGCTAACTCAATTGGCTGATTAGCTAGTGGCCCCTTAATATGGGGTAACAATTCAATAAATTTACAGGCTTTGATTGCCCGTTCTTTATCGAATTGATATAGGCTAGATTTCTTTTTCCAGCGTTTTAAATCTTCAATCTGGCGCTTACAAGCACTTTTAACGTATTTATTTGCCGATATTTTGTTTGCAATAACGTCACGGCAATATTGATCCGCAATCGCTAGGTAATCCCGACTCATATCGCTGCGGCTAATCTCGCCCAAGGGTCATCGCCTACAGCTTCCTCTGCGATCACAATTCTTGATCTAGAAGTAGGAGTAAAGCCTAATTCGCTGGCAGCTTTCAACATAATTGCAGCTTGCTTATTTACGATTGGCAAATAAGGTGATTGAATTGGCAATCCAGTATTAGGTGCTTTAGTAAGCATCCCATGCTTAGCAACGCCTTGCAGGGCTTGTTTATGCAAATCTTCTGCTGCTACCCAAACAGATAAAGCAGATTTGTCTAAGTATTTAAGAAGTCCTTTAGGAGCATTCTTAATCGCATAGTCCCAGCCTTCTTTCTGACTGTCCGTCATCCATTCTGGAGCAACGTCTAAATTTCCAGATGGTGCTGGTTCTCTTGTATTTGTTCGGTCTGCCCTTGCAGTACCTTGAATTAGTTTAAGCTGCGTTGGCTTCGGTTTTCTGCCTGCCATTTTTATTCTCTTTAAAGGTTAAGCCATTGCTTTCAAGCACGGCTTCTTTCCCCGTGAATTCTTCCCAGCGAGTCACTATGACATCGCAGTATTTTGGATCAAGCTCCATAATTCGAGCCGATCTTTTCATGATTTCAGATGCAATTAAAGTGCTTCCAGACCCGCCAAATAAATCGAGGATGGTATCTCCACCTTTACTGCTGTTTGTAATTGCTTTTTCTACCAAACCTACTGGCTTTGGTGTTGTGTGTCCAACAACTCTCTCTTTATCAAACTTCCATACTGAAGTTTGTTTTCTGTCTGAATACCAAGAATGTGATCCGTTATCCATCCAGCCGTACAAGCATGGCTCATGCTGACTTTGATAATCTGTTTGTGAAAGTGTTAAGCTATTTTTTGCCCAAATAATCATTGAGCTGAAATGAAAAAACTCTCTAAATACTTTATGAAATACATCGGCGCATCGATCTGAATGAAAACAATAAATTGACGCACCAGATTTTGACACCGCTATGTAATTTGCAAATACTGATCTTAAAAGATCCTCTAATCCAGACCTAGAATCGTTATGAATTCCCTCATAATCAACTCCATACGGAGGGTCTGTGAAAACCATATCAGCTTTTTGACCATCCATCAGAACGTCTACTGAATCAATGCTAGTTGAATCACCGCACATAAGGCGATGGCTGCCAAGAATCCAAACATCACCCTCTTTGGATGTTGGAATTGTTGGCAACTCAGGGACATCATCTTCATCCGTTAAGCCTTCGGTTGGGGTGTTATCCGCCATAATTTCCGCAAGCTCATCCTCATTAAAACCAATGAGTGAAAGATCAGAACCTAAATCTTTTAAGTCTTTTAATTCCAGAGATAAAAGCTCTTCATCCCAGCCAGCATTCATAGCCAGCTTGTTATCAGCAAGCACATAAGCCCGTTTTTGAGCATCTGTCCAGCCTTCTGCAACCATTACTGGCACTTCTTCAAGCCCAAGTAAACGGGCTGCTTGGATGCGACCATGACCAGCGATAATCTGGCCCGTCTCGTCAATCAATACTGGGATAGTCCAACCCCACTCTTTTACAGACGCAGCGATCTGGGCAACTTGTGCCTCGCTATGCGTTCTGGAGTTTCTTGCGTAAGGAATTAATGAAGAAACTGACCGTTTCTCGACCTTATCTGCTGGATTAGACAACACTACCCCCCTATGTTCATTTTGACATTGCAAAAAAAAGAGAAAACCGTCGGTTATGTGGCAAAAGCCAACAGAGATTGCGACCCCCTACCCACCTTTGACGGTCGCTACCTCAGCCTTTGTCTAGCTGTGTCTTTATTTGATGGCAGCGCTTGCATATAGCCTGCAAGTTGCCTGGGTCATCCAATCCACCCCTACTTTTGGGTGTTATGTGATCGACCTCTGTTGCTTTGGTGACTCGTTTAGATGCCATACATACCTGGCATAGTCCGCCGTCTCTCATCATGATGCTATTGCGTAACTTGAACCATGCCCAACCATAACCACGTTCGGTCTGTGTTTGGGTGGATGTTTTGAACCATCCTGTCCGTTGTTTCTTATGCGCCTCACAGAACCCTGGTGGGCTAACTAAAGCCTTGCATCCGTATTGCCTGCAAGGATAGTGTGGTCTGAGTGCCATTGATTAAGCAGTTAAATTCTTGGTGGATAGTTGTTCCACGTTATAGATATAGAGCCACTTTATACGTCTATTTTGTTCACGTCATTAGATAGATTAGATACATTAGATACATTAGACATAATTGATAGCATCCGAATGATTGCTTGATATGTATCGTGTGAGTAACCAGCTACCCTAGAATTAATGGGATTAGGATATTCAAGCGGTGGCAATACTCCCTTCTCTATCTTGCAACGTAAGGTGCGATATGTGATTCCCAGATTAATACATATCTCTTTAATGCGGTAGAACTTATTAGACATTCTCTTGTGCCTTTCTTAGTATCTCAACATCACCCATCAAGTCTTTAAAGAATTTGTTTTCAGC